ATGCTCACCGTTAAGCAGATTGAAGCAGCAAAGCCGAAAGAAAAACCATACCGCCTTCTCGATGGTAATGGCCTGTACCTTTATGTCCCTGTGTCAGGGAAAAAGGTATGGCAGCTTCGCTACAAGATTGACGGTAAGGAGAAAATCCTGACCGTCGGAAAATATCCGCTTATGACTTTGCAGGAGGCAAGGGATAAAGCATGGACCGCGAGGAAAGACATCTCGGTTGGCATCGATCCGGTAAAAGCGAAAAAGGCTTCGTCTAACAACAATTCCTTTAGCGCCATTTACAAGGAATGGTACGAGCACAAGAAGCAAGTCTGGTCAGTAGGCTATGCAAATGAACTTGCAAAAATGTTTGATGACGACATTTTACCCATCATCGGCGGCCTTGAAATTCAGGATATTGAGCCGATGCAACTTCTTGAAGTAATCCGCAGATTTGAAGATCGCGGTGCAATGGAACGAGCCAACAAAGCACGCAGAAGATGCGGCGAGGTTTTCCGTTACGCTATTGTCACCGGAAGGGCTAAATATAACCCGGCACCTGACCTTGCTGACGCCATGAAGGGATACCGCAAGAAGAACTTCCCGTTTCTTCCTGCAGACCAGATCCCGGCATTCAACAAAGCACTGGCAACATTTTCAGGAAGTATCGTATCGCTCATTGCGACCAAGGTTTTACGCTACACAGCCCTCAGAACAAAAGAGCTTCGTTCCATGCTATGGAAGAACGTCGATTTTGAAAACAGGATTATCACCATCGACGCCAGTGTGATGAAGGGACGCAAAATTCATGTGGTTCCTATGTCAGACCAAGTGGTTGAACTTCTCACTACGCTAAGCTCAATAACCAAACCAGTCTCAGAGTTTGTTTTTGCCGGGCGCAACGATAAGAAGAAGCCAATCTGCGAGAACGCGGTACTGCTTGTGATCAAACAAATCGGCTATGAAGGTCTGGAAAGCGGTCACGGATTCAGGCATGAATTCAGCACGATTATGAACGAGCACGAATGGCCTGCCGACGCCATTGAAGTGCAACTTGCACATGCCAACGGCGGATCTGTGCGCGGTATTTACAACCATGCTCAGTATCTCGATAAGCGCAGAGAAATGATGCAGTGGTGGGCGGATTGGATTGATGAAAAGGTGGAGTGATCCGCCTTAACAACTATCGAATATCACAAAGCCTTGTAATCCAGTGCAAAGCTTTGTGTACCTTAGTTTTGTCTCATAGGTAATTCTGCTTTAACTGCGATGTAGGAATCTGTCACCAGACGCACGTCTCGTTGTTTTATGGTTTTCCGTTCATGATTAATATGTTAGCTTGTCAAAGTTTGTGTTTAAGATATGGTGATTGATGCAATGTTAAGCGTTCAGATGACTCCACAAGCAAAAGTTAGCTTCGAGGAGCAATGTTTTTTTCATGCTTCAGGTCTTGTTGTTGCCCCAATAAATGTTGGAGCATTCTCCTACTTTGGCGCTAATTGTATGCTCGGCGGCTTTACGATGGGTAGATTCTGTTCAGTTGCTCCAGGAGTAAAAATTGGCCTTGGCGAGCATGAAACTGGGTATTTTTCTACGCATCCTTTTTTCTTTGGCTCAAAAAATGGTTTTAAAATCCCTGATGGTATAGGAATGCAACGCGACCTCTCTCAACAGAAGCATGGTATACCAAGAATTGGTCATGACGTATGGATAGGTGCAAATGCGGTTATCAGGCGAGGTATAACTATTGGTACTGGCGCTGTTATTGCTGCTGGCGCTATTGTCACCAAAAATGTCGAGCCATATTCAATCGTAGGTGGCGTTTCTGCAAAACACCTAGGGTACAGATTTGAGGAATCAATCATCAAAGAGTTACTGGATAGCCAATGGTGGGAATATGATTTAAGCTCATTTATTGGGATTGATACAAGGACACCGACGACTTTTTTAGAGCAGTTTAATGCTGTAAAAGATAAAAAGAAGGCATCTTATAAGAGATTTACAATTCTTCCATCCGGTGAAATTGTTGAATAGCGCATCCCTGCGCTATATTTTAAATAAACATAAGAATAAACATCAGAAGTTCCTCGTATCTGATACCATACTGATAGCCAGCAGGTTTAATAATAACCTGCCTTCCTGTGTAATATTCCTCGTCGTACCACTCTCCTGTTTCATTGTTTTTAACACTCCTAATCAATACCTCTGGAGCATAAATATCATCCCATTCATCATAACACCAGAACGCATAGTTATTAGGGTCAAGACCGTATTTTCTGAGAATATTACCTACAGTTTGTGCACCAACACCGAAATGAATCCGAGCGCCATCACTCTTGATTTTTACTGCATCTTTAAATTTAAACCTCCAGATATTTTCCTTTATTTCAAGCGCAGCAAGACGCTCTGATTCTGTTGTTTTCTCGTCAGCCTCAATACGCAATTTCAGCTCTTCATTCGACGTATTGATACTGCCAGTACCAGCGTATACCTGTGACCATCGAAATGCTGATGTTCCGTTTGAGTTAACATTATCAACAGTTGGTTTTATAAGGCCAGAAAAATGAGTTTCAGGTGATGTATGAAGAAGATATCCGCCAGAATCGTTTTTTGTGCGTAATTCTATAGAGTCTACAATTATTCCACTGCGACGAATAATGATAGCGTTATTACCTTGTGCACCATTGTCTTTCTGAGTGGATAGTGTGTATCCGGTACGAGTATCTATCCTCCATCTTTTGGTATCTTCTGATGCTTCCTGATTATAAAGATAAATAGAGTTATCAGTGTAATTATTTTTGCCATCAATATTTGTAAGTGTAAATGTGTTATTTACTTTGTCATCATTGACCATGAAATTGGCAAGAGTGTAGAGAGGAGATGCAGTATACTGGCTGCAATTAAAACCACGTGCGTTTTGTATGTTAAGTAATGTTGTGACATTAGCATTAATGCTAATATTGGAAAAGTTTGTCGCCTGATTTGCTCCATGTATTGATGATGTTACTCCTATCTGAGCTCCAATATCCAATGTACCAAAACTTACATTAATGAAGTTGTTTGCATCGCCACCATCTATAATTATTCCTTTTTTAGTCGTCGTATAACCTGATGCACTGCTAATCTCCAATCCATTAATGGTGCACACTCTTGGTCTGATGAGTCTAATTCCTACCCATTCATTTCCGTGGTCATATCCTCCTCCTGCTCTATGTATGGCTAGTCCATTAGCAATCAAAAGAAATCTGTTATCAAGATTAATAGGGTGAAGCTGGCTATTAATGATAACGTTTGTCCATATAGACTCACCATACGCATAGCGATTTGATTCGAACACTCTATCCTGAGCATCATAAACACCGTTTAGGGATCTAGCAACATCGACATTGGTAAGATTGAAATATGTCTTCTGCTTAATTTCAAAAAAATTGGCAACGTTATGCGTTGTGATATCACTCACACGCATGGATAAAATACCTTCTTCTGGAGCGGTGCGAATGAATCCATCAAGGAACTGTTCATTATAACTTTTGGCTATCTGATAACATCCAACAGCATCAATGCGTTCGATTGTGAACTGCCAACTATCACCACAGTTAAAAGACCATTCCCAACCGTATTTCTGTGCGAATTCATCAGAATCAATATTTGCAGTCTCAGAACAGAAAGATAAAAATCTAAATGTTGGTTTTGGCCTTAGATGATTAAGCCCGACACCTCTTGGGGTATATATGGCATTAGCGCCATTCCCGCCTTTGCTTTTAATTGTAAGGTGACTTAAACCAAATTCAACATCATGCTTAGTTGGTGCAGCGAAAACAAATCCATCTTTTGGTGATGTGGTATTATCAAACACAATAACCGTTTTACCCTGTCCATCTCCACACATATTCACTGGTGGTATATTAACTGGTCCAATTAAATTATATATTCCAGTTGGGATATATAGCTTCCCACCATCTCCAAGAGCATTTGCTGCTGCAATAAATGCCACCGTATCATCGTTAACACCGTCACCTTTCGCCCCATAATGCTGTGGCGTAATTAACAGCATACGGTCAGAAAAAATCTCTGTCCTAAGTTGATCAGGATCGTATTTTAATACATTTGGAAAATAAAACTGCTGAGTGCCATATGCATCATATACAGCCATAGAATGGCCTTGCACAGTTACGAATTTGGCAATCTGTCCGTTATATACAGGATAACCAGCAGCGTTAATGATGATTGGTTGAGAAACAGGAACGTGAGAGCCGTCTTCGTTCTCTACATAAACCGGAATCTGGTTTTCAGTATTTACCGGGTCAGTGTCAATTTTACCGATATAAATTTTGCCATTGGCTACGGCTTTAAAGGAACGCGCCATAGTGAAGAGTTGCGAAGGCATCGATACGATCACATTGGCTGTAATGTCTGTCATTTAATTTGCTCCAGATACAAGGAATCGCCGCAGCGTAGCTACGGTGAATTTTGGGCATAAAAAAACCCAGCCGAAGCTGGGTCGTTGCGTTGGTTATCTGTCAGTAGTTATGTACTGAAGGAGGCAATTCTTTATTCTTAAGTCTCATCCATGCGGAAAGATTCGTTGGTCCGTCTGGCTCATTAATATCAACATCTCGTGTGTGGTTTATTAAAACGTCTCTCGCCATTCCGATAACATACGAGAATTCATGACCGTAGTCGTAGCATCTGCCGGAATAGTTCGATTGAATTTGTTTTAGCGCCGGATACAGTTCGCGGAATAATGCCTGTGAGCGGTTGGCATAATCCCATAACCATACAAGGCTGTTTGCTTCTTTTGCAGAAAGCTCGTTGGTTTTCTTCTCTTGTTTGCCAATGAACTCACCTTCAAGCACTACCCTGTGGATGTACTCTACGGCCAGCGGGATTTGTTCAATTGAAAGTTCATCAATGCTGTCAATACCAAAACGCTGATGAACCATATTGTATGCATCGTCATAGCGAAGTCCTTTCTTTCCTACCAGCATGTTTACTGCATCGCGTAGCGGTGTTCTTTCCTCAACAGTGGTTTTCTTTCCTTTTACATACTCGCCATGTTTGCGAATTGAAGGCAGAACTTCTGCTGTTACCCACTTGCGGAATTTGTGCGGGACTGAACCTTTATTGACTGCATCGCGGCAGCGCAGAACCAATGTATACATACCTGATTCGCTCACAATGCTTAGATTCTGCTCACCACCAAGGGTGTAACTTAAAGTTACTCCCTTTTCATCGTCATCAAGTGCAGTAAGCGCCTTGCGTGAGTTAGTCAAATCTAAAGCATCACAAACATCTTTAGCTACAAACCACGGCTCACCGCACTTGTTGATGACGCGGATTTCACTGTCGCCGAATTTGAAGATGGTGAAATCGTTTTGTGCCTTTGCTATACTTTTCATGTCAATATTTCCTAATCCGATTTGTTGATGCCGAAGCCCTGACTGTTACAGCAGTTGGGGCTTCAACTTTACGCACCAATGCGCCCTTCCTTCTTAAAGCTTTCCATTACTCGCTGATAAATCTCAGAATTAACAGACCGACCATTTTCTTCCGCCACCTTGCGTACCAAATCCAATACTTCTTTAGGCCACCGCAAATTGAACTGTGGCATTTTGCTCATTCCTTTCATGTTCACCTCACAATATAGGTCCACGGTGGACCTATTGAGAATATAGTAGAGTGCTTCTATCATGTCAATACACTAACTTGGAGTGATGGCATGGCTAGAGATGATCCGCACTTTAACTTCCGTATGCCTTTGGAAGTAAGAGAAAAATTGAAATTAAGAGCCGAGGCTAACGGAAGGTCAATGAACTCTGAGTTATTACAAATCGTTCAGGATGCACTATCAAAACCATCACCGATTACAGGATATCGCGACGAAGCTGAACGCTTGGCTGATCAGCAGGCTGAGCAGTTCAAGGCTATAGTGTTTGAGACACTTAAAAAGATTTATGAAAAGGATTTGAAATGAGATTTCTATCACTGTTCTTGTTAGCAGTTGTCTCTTCTTCCAGTGCTGAGCTGCGCGAGCTTCAAACGGGTAATGACCTTCTTTACAACATTCAACAAGGTAAAAAGGGTGATGATTTTTCATCGCTTTACATTACTGGATATTTGCGCGGAGTAACTGACTCATTGATACTAATTGGTTCTCTATGTCCTCCTGATGGCGTTGACATGTATCAATACACCGATATCGTTGAGAAATATCTAAACAAAAACCCAGAATCAAGAAATGAGAGTGCAGTTATACTAACCGCCCTAGCAGTAGGAAAAACATTTCCGTGCAAAAAGAATCAATAACAATAAGGGCTTAAAATGAAATTGATTATAGCAATGGCTTTCCTTGTCTTCTCGTTTTCTGTCTCAGCAGAGTGCTGGGTCGTTGGAGATATGCACGGAATAAGCTATTCAGAACGAAATAATTTTCAACCGGAAGAAGATGGTTTTAGTGGAACATTCATCATTAAGACAAACGGTGAAGATGCCAGTATCACATATTCTGGGACGGATGCGGGCGGCATGGCTTACAAAGCATTGTCTAAAAACTCCATCATTGGAATCGGCGCGAATGGCGAAACTCAACGAGTTATCGACTCATGGGTAATACATCCTAATGGAACAGTTTTAATGTCGAAAACCATTTCTGGTTATGGGAATATGGATTCAACCAAAGCTTTTGTTGGAAAAGTAAAAAGAAAATGTTAACGATTGAATCCAATTCCCCATACGTTACTGCTGTGTTGCCTCAGTAGCAAGCAGCGGCCTGATGGCATTTGCAGCGTTACTCAACGCTCTTTCATAGGCTGGCGTTCCAGCTTTAGTGTTTGCCAGACGTAAGAGAGCATTCCTTGCTGCTTTGGACTCATACAAACGCATCATTGCACCAAAGCCAGCCTCAAGCCCCATTGATACACCAAGAGTCGCAGTTGCGCCAATCGTCCTTATCCTGTTGGCTTGTGATTGCCCCGTCTGAGTTACTACATTTGCGGTGTCTGACCTTGCTGTTTGCTGTAGAACTTCATGAAGAGCATCAAGCTCTTTCATGTGCTTTCCAGAAAAAATAGTGTTGTAAATTTCACCGCCTGACTGAGATTTCAGCTTATTAACTTCAGTGATGAACTTGGCTGGAGAGTCACCGGCCTTTTCCGCTATTTTGCTGACGTAAGCTGCACGCATAGCATCTTTCCCTTTATCATCCAGGGCGCTCCATATTCGTTTCACGTCAGATGGTTTTCTGCTTAATACAACGGTATTTATAAGTTCAGGACTGGCTTCACTGCTTGCCTTGTTGAGCTTGTTAGCAATGTTTTTATTAAGCACCTTATTATAAACGTTTGCATAATCAGAATTTGCTTTAAGGTATTTTGCTGCGTCTGATGCACCGAGGTTTTTAGCAACTGCGTTACGAAGGTCTTTTGACATTGCATTCTCTACCATATTGGTAGCTGCTTTTGCCTGGTTGGGGAAGACCATAGCATCTCCCTGAACATTAGATCTAAATGCTGTTCTGTGCTGACGCAAGAGATCAAACGTAACATCCAAATCAGTTGCAGGGTTTGCTAATTCTTCACGTAGGTTACGCAAGGATGTAAGCAGGCTTTGATTGGCAGACGTCCCAAGCCGTTCCTGTCTTGCGATCGCTGTATTCAGAGCATTCATGGTATTTGTGGTATCAACTGCGGCATTACCCATTTTATTGGTGACGTCATTGATAACAGCGCCAGCGGCATCCTTCCGCCCCCTTAACGTGGTGGTAAGAGATTTCACCACATCATCAGGGTTGTACTCACCAAAACGGTCAAAATAATTACTTACCAGCTTACTACGCGTTGCATATTGCTCCGCTCGCTTTGAGCCTGTCCCGAGCAAAGCCCCCTCGGCATCCTGAGTTAGGCCGCGAGTGAAAGCATTTTTCGGCGGGATAACATCAGATGTCATTGGTGTCACGCCCATCGATTCTGATGTGGCAATTTTCTTCGCCACTTCTGGCGCAATATCACCTTTTATAGCCGTTATTCCACGCCCTATTCCCTTTGCTGCTGCGGAAAGAACACCCTGAGTGGCAAGGTTAACTCCGGCATTTTTAGCTGCATTTTGTGCGAAATCGCCTTTCTGATTTGCGGCCTCTGCCAGTGATCCAATAGCCATGCTTCCTGCCGTTCCAACTCCTGGAACTAAATACCCACCAATTGTTTCACCGGCTTGCGCGTAGGGGTCTGTCGGTCTGTCTACTGGACGATAAACATCATCCAAAACCTTGGGTCCACCAAGCCCCTGACTGATTGCATTAATCAGACTTGCGCCGCCCTGCAATACGTCAAATGGTATGTTTACCAGACCACGACCAGCCTGTTCTGCAATTTGCCCTGCACTTTGACCACCAGTGAGCCAATCGCCAGCTTGTTGCATCAATGATGGTTCTTCCCGTGTTGGTGCATTATTGGCCTGATTAACTGTTTGTTGCTGAACAGCCTGACCAGCAAAATACTCATCAATGGCGGTGCCAATATCTTCGGTGCTCGTACCATCAGGAAAGGTAAATGTCTTACCGTTTGCAGTTACTTTCATCATTCCACCGTAAATTGAATGCCTGATTTTGAGGTATATGATCCAACCTGATTCCGTGGTTCTCCTGAAGGTGTCGAATCTTGTGCTGGCGCTGCGTCAGTATTCATTGACATATACCGCTTAACGGCACTCCCCAATGATTCACCTTTTTTAACATCCAACCCCAATAGTTTTACGCCATTCCCTGAACTGTGTTCTGAATGCCGAAGCTGCGTTTTTCTTCCCGGCTTTCCGCATGCCTGCACACCAGAATATTTCCTCGAATGCCTTGTCGGTTTCTTCGTGACGGTCAGGTGATTTTTCACACTCCGTCCGAACACTTTCGGACATAGTGTTTTTATTATTTCTTTTTTCTTTTGTAATAGTTTCTTTTGTGTGTCCCTGTTTTGGTGACAGCGCTGTCACCGTTTTGGTGACACTTTTTGTCACCAATGCGGTGACATTATCACCAGAGTAGTGACACCCTTCGATTTGCCATTCCTCGATGTTCTTGTTAGGCCCGATTTGCTGGCCTTCGCGAAGGATAACCTTCATCGCGATAAGCTCATTCTTGGCCTTGTTTACCTTCTGTCTTGGCAGCCTGGTAATTTGAGCTAACTGACTATCAGAGATGCGATCCATCTTTTTACCGTAGCCGTATGTTTTACGGCATATGGCGTGGGCAACCTTGCTCTGATTTTTCGTTAAATCTGCGCCGATAAGCTCTTCATACAGGGCATTTGCAAGACGGGTATAACCATCTTCAACTTCTGCCACACGACGCTCCACAGGCCGTTGTGAAGGCCTTAAATGTGTTACGGTTGCAAGATTACTCATGACCTTTCTCCTTCTGCATCAGCTTCACTTTTTCCAACTCAGCCCGGAATCGACCAGGCTGCTTGAAGCTGGACAGGAAGCGATCACGTAGTATGTGTTTGTGAATTTTGTCCTGGTAAGGACTGAGTTGTTTTGTCATAATGACTCCTGTGGATTGATCCAGTCTTTCTACATCAGGCCTCGAAGAATTCGCCGTTCTTCGGGGCTTTTTCTTTTGTCAGCATTCTGGCTACTTGCTTAGCCAGTTCCGCCAACTCCTCGTCTTCAACACCCCATTCAAGAACAGCAAGAAGCATTCCCATTTTGGGGATGAAGCTGTCTTTCCATCGCGAAATTTGCGATTCATTAATCCCTAACGCGTCGGCAACCTTTCGCTGACCACGTACAGCAATTCGATTCAGGATGTTGCTTGTAATTGCATTCGCTTTCTTGCGAGTACTTGTAAGTTGCATATGTAAGTATTTCCTTAACTAATAAGAAGTTATGCGCATCAACTTATGCGCGTTGTATTCCCGCATTTCGGCGGGAATGAGGACCATGACTGTTAAAGAGCGGTGTTACTATTTGTTTTTCTTGTTGCTTGGGAAAGGACGAACTTCCTCTCCAATCACACTGCCATCAGGCTTTACCGTAACCATAATGTTACGGCCTGCCAGAATGGCCTTGCTGATAGCGCACTGGATTACACCAAAGTCACTGGCTGCTTTAGCCTGTCCATGGATTTTGGCGTAATCGGCAAGTGTCATTCGAATCATATGCACTCTCCGTTATTAACCATGAACAAAGAATACTACAGGTATTCAAAGCAATCAATACTCAGGGTATTTTTAGTTTAAGTACCTTAGCTATTAGAATTAAGCTATGGAAAATAAAAAATCACTGACGACAGAACAGCTCGAAGACGCTAAGCGGCTTAAGGCTTTGTATGAGTCAAAAAAGAAAGAATTGGGAATAACCCAATACTCAATCGCTGATGAACTGGGTATCACCCAAGGAGCGGTAGGGCATTATCTTAATGGCAGAAACGCGCTAAACGTTGAGGTCGCATCTGGTTTTGCACGTTTGTTGCAAGTCTCAATTGCTGATTTTAGCCAGTCAATTGCTGCCAAGGTTGCAGAACAGGCAGAAAGCCTTAAGAGCGATGCCAACGTAAGGTATGCAGGGGAATACAGAGCAGGAAAGAGGTATCCGGTGTTAAGCAGTATCCAGGCTGGCTCGTGGTGTGAAGCATGCGAACCATACACCATTAAAGACATAGATGTTTGGCTTGAGTCTGACGCGCATATTCAAGGTAATGCGTTCTGGCTTAAAGTGGAAGGTGATTCAATGACGGCACCGGTTGGGTTAAGCATTCCAGAGGGAACATTCGTTCTTTTCGATACCGGAAGGGAGGCGATCAACGGCAGCTTGGTCATAGCAAAACTTTCTGACTCTAACGAAGCAACATTCAAGAAGCTGATAATCGACGGCGGAAATAAATACCTCAAGGGACTTAACCCTGCATGGCCTCTCGTGCCAATCAATGGAAACTGCAAGATTATAGGCGTTGCAATTGAGACAAAACTAAGGCTGGTTTGATCACGCAAGGGGGGCGCTTATGGTTGGAACCGCTATAGCAAGCTTTTTGGGGATGTTGGCAATCTCAACAATTTACGGCTTAGCGCATGCTTTTATTGCGAAATCTCTATCAGAAAAAATAAGCCAGGCTTGGGCGCATAGATCAGCTCGTTTCATGATTCTAGTGGTCATAGCAATACAAGGGATATCTGCATTTATCCTCTATGGATCAAGCTTATACCTGTTGTATCAAGGAGCGACATTTACGCCTTACACCAGTGATTACGGAACTCTATACGATGGTAGTGAAGACATCTCTATGGCTTGGATCGTCTTTGGTTTATCTATGGCCGTGTCTGTTGTAGCAGACATCATTAAGGTAATTCTCGTCTTAACCTTCGCTGACTAACCCATAATCCCGGCAGCAATAGCTATCGGGATCCACTTCACATATCCCGCATAAAAAGCACTGAACAAGCAGATACCGAAAAAATAAATATCCTTTGTATTCATTTGTTTATCATTATTTCATCAAAAATAAATACCTTGGGTATTTACACAATAAAATACCTACAGTATTCTTTAGCCATCAGCAGGACGCTGGAAGCCAAACGGAACAGATTGGCAGGCTCTTTAACATTGATGGGATTGTCCCGCCGAAATGCGGGAACCAAAGAGTAGTTGGCTTTGGGGTGACGTGAAGTGCAGCTGCACGACGGCAACCGGAAGATAAGCACCCGGCGCGTCACCGCCAAAGCCAATCATCGGAGGTCAACATGATAATCGTTACTTATCTGGCTGATGATAACACCAGAAATCGCCGCAGAGCACGCAGACAGGCTCAACGTGAACAGGCAATGCAAGAACAGCGACTTGCGCGAAAAATTGCGCTAAAGCTCTCTGGTTGCGTCAGAGCAGATAAAGCAGCATCACTCGGAAGCCTTCGCTGCAAGAAGGCAGAAGAAGTCGAGCGTAAACAGAACCGTATTTACTACCGCAAGCCACGCAGTGAAATGGGTGTGACTTGTGTTGGTCGCCAGAAAATGAAATTAGGCAGCAAACCACTTATTTGAGGTGAGATATGACAAAATCATGGAGCGTACCTTTTCCTGAATCAGAAACTGAACATGATGGAATGCCTGTTTTCTGGAGATTCCAAGCGACAGTTGAAGAAGATGGAATCAAAATATTCGCACTTCAATATATAGCTTTTCATCAGACAGAGCATTATGCATGGTTGGTTCCTGCGCATTGGATTGTTGATTTTAAACCAGCACCAAATCAGTGGTTACAGGAATGGAAACAAAAGAGAAATAGATATGCAATTAAGAAAGTAGCAAAAAATGCAGAAAGATCTTTTGCATTCCCAACGAAGAAACTTGCCATTGAAAGTTTATTGCGCCGGAAGAAATACCATTTAATGAGAATAAAACAAGATTTGGCTGTTGTATCAACTCTTGTTGATGGGATGAAAAATATTGATACATCAACACCAGATATTGAATATAACTTTGGACACAACCAAGAAACAGAAAATTGGGTATTTTATTAGTACGAATAAGCACTGTGTATTCATTCCAACGAGTGAATACACGGAGCAATGTCGCTCGTAACTAAACAGGAGCCGACTTGTTCTGATTATTGGAAGTCTTCTTTGCCCTCCGATGTGAGGGCTTTTTTATATGCATACCAATAACGCTTCACGAGAGGTGTTTATTCATGAGCGTAAACGCTGATTAATGAACGCAGTTGATAGGATATAAAATGGCATTTATAAAGATTCTTGAATTAATTTCCCTAAGTGAGATTAATAATGTTGTCAAATATAACCCTATTTCTGGTGAGTTCACATGGCTAAAATCTTATGGAGCAAGAAAGATAGGTGGAACTGCCGGAACAATAACAACAAGCGGCTACTTAAGGATTTTCATTAACGGAAGACACTATGCTGCACATAGACTTGCATGGATTATCACTTTCGGTGTTGAGCCTGAAGGTATTATCGACCATATAAATGGCATAAAGACAGATAACAGAATTTGCAATCTGAGGCTTGCAACTTACTCACAGAATTCAATGAATAGTAAAATAAATACCCTCAACAAATCAGGTTGCAAAGGAGTCACATGGAAGAAGGAAAGTAGAAAGTGGGCTGCCTATGGGAAATTAAACGGGAAGAAAAAACATCTAGGGTACTTTAATGAATTAGAAGATGCCAAAAAAGCTTACTGCGACTTTGCCAGAAAGCATCACGGCGAATTCTACAGGAGCAAATAATGAATGAATATATTTTAGCGGGTAGCGGCGTCATGTCCGCTTTCTACCCGCACGAATCTGAATTATCACGCCGAGTTAAACAATTAATCAGAGCAGCAAAGAAACAACTGGAGGCGTTATGCGCAATGAAATAGCCATTAATCACCAGATGCTTCGTGCTGCACAGAACAAAGCAGTAATAGCCAGATTTATTGGTGATTCCAAAATGTGGCTTGAAGCAAATAAAGCGATGAAATCAGCTATCAACCTTCCGTGGTATCGCAGGAAATGAGTTTTACAGATAACTGGTCAGACGAAGAATTCATTCGTCAGATGAACAAAATGCTCAATCAGCACAAAGAACAGGAGAAAGATGATGATTCTGACTCTGAATGATAAGCGTGAAATATCGCAAATAATCGCAAGTTTTACTGATGAAGATTACGAGCGAATCAACAGTGAAGTTGATCGCCTCTGCAAACGTTGCGACCCAATAAGCGAAATGCTTCGCTCATATAAACCAGATGAACACACTAAGGACGCTATCGACTGGCTGGAAGATGATGACTGTAACTATCAGGAAAAAGCCGCTGAATGGTTCTGGGATGCAATAACCGAAAGAGTTAAGGCTGAATATGCCTTCGCAATATTTAAACGCAGACACATTTTTGGAGAAGCTGCATGAGCAATATCGTTGAATTCGTTAAACAGCAAGAGCAGTTATTCTGCGGAGCATTGACTGAACAGACGGTGACATGGGCTAAGGAAAGCCAGTTTGCAATTCAGTATTTCCAGAAAAACGATTACCTGGCTAAAACAGCACTGGCAAATCCAACCAGCGCACAGAACGCCATCATCAATGTTGCGGCGATCGGCATCACCTTAAACCCGGCCAGCAAACTGGCTTATCTGGTTCCTCGCGACGGCATGGTGTGCCTTGATATCAGTTACATGGGATTACTTCACCTTGCACAGTCGACAGGATCAATTAAGTGGGGGCAATGCAAACTGGTGTACTCAAACGACACCTATGAATCAAACGGCCTTGATTCAGCACCAACCCACAAATACAACGCATTTGGTAAGCGAGGCTCTATTGTTGGTGGTTATTGTACGGTTAAAACAGCAGATGGTGACTACCTCACTGAAGAAATGAGTCTGGCAGAAATTAAAGCTGTGGAAGCAACGAGCAAGGCAAAGAATGGACCGTGGAAGACATTCTGGGAAGAGATGGCGCGTAAAACAATAGTTAAACGCGCCAGCAAATACTGGCCTAAAGCCCAGCGACTGGATAATGCCATTCACCTGCTTAACGAAGATGAAGGTATGCATCAGGAACCAGTTATGCCGCACAAATCAGAGGAAGATATCCGCGAAGATGAACGGAAACGCCAGCAGGAAATTATGGAAAAAGCACAACTTCTTTGTGATGAAATGGCTCAGGCAGAAAACATGGATGATTTGAAGCGATATTTTGCAGAAGCATATCGCCTGACATCTGGAATGAAATTGCAGCAGAACGTACAAGCCATTTACATAGAATGCAAAGCGAAACTGGAGGTTGCCAGTGAGCAAACTGTATGAAATTGCCAATGAATACGCAAAATTGATGGATTCAGATTTAGAACCAGAGATGATTGCTGACACAATAGAAGGCATGGAAGGAGAATTTACCGATAAAATAGAGCAACTTCTTTCCGTCATTAAAAATGAATCTGGTTATGCTGAACGCCTCAAGGAAGAGGCAAAGTCACTGAATGAGCGAGCCGCAGTAATTCAAAATAAGATTGACAGCATCAAATCATATATAGCGTCATCGCTTGAAATGGTTGGCAAGAAAAATATTCGAGCAGGTATTCACCAGGTAACAATCCGCAAACCGTCAGAAACTGTAGAAATCATCGACTCAAGCGCCCTTCCTCCTGAATACCTTGAGTTTGAAACGACAATTAAAGCCGACAAACTGGCAATCAAGCACCAACTAAAAGCAGGAATAAATATTCCCGGTGCTCAACTCAAGGTTGGGAAACCTTCACTTCTTATCAAATAACGGTATCGCCTATGAAAAAGACTCCATGGGAGAAATGGGAAGTCGATTTCTTGCGCGAAGTAGCGGCGACAATGCCAGTTGAAGTTATCGCTGAAAAACTGGAAAGGACTGAAAAAGCAGTAATGGCAAAAGCAACAAGGATTGGCGCTGACATTGTTAGCCGACTTCGTGGAAGACGATGGACAAGAGCCGAAGTATCACTTTTCGGTAAGTTCTCCGCAGAAGAAATAGCAATTGCAACCTGCCGATCAATTTATTCAGTAAGAGCTATGCGATACAAGCTAAAAAAACTCGATGAAGAAAGAGCAGGCATACGAATAAATTAACAAAGAGGAATTAATCATGAGAGGGCTTGCATACAATCCCGGCATTCTTCCGGCAGAAATGATTATTCGCCAACGCGTAAAGCCAATGCCATCGAGAGAGGAATTGCTTAAGAGAAATAGTTTCGGTTCTGTTAATGACAACAAATATCTGAATGCGATGTTGCGTAAAGGAGGCAAGCAGTGAGTGTATGTCTTATTGATAAACGTCGACGTGGGCAACAAATACCATCTGTTGGAATGCCGAATCACACATGGTTTTGCGTACTTGATATCGATGGTATGGATGCGTTGGTTGACACTCGTCATTACTGCGATACCGCAACAGCTACTCCGGCGAAAGCAAAGAAAATGGCTGCTCTGATAGAAAACTGGACTCCACCTGATGGTTGGTGCAATGGGAATGATCGAGATTGGCACGAAAAAATGAAGGGCTATATCTGCGATTTTTTACGTAAATGCAACGGCTTCAGGGTGATGTGATATGAACAAGATTGACTATCAGGCACTGCGTGAAGCGGCAGAGAAAGCCGGTGAAGATAAGTGGCAGGCTAAAAAAATAAATGGTGATTTTTTCGTTATTCGTCACGGTAGTTATACAAGACAGCATGGCTACACATCGTATCAACCCATTGCGGAGATTGATTGTAAGCAAGTCCGGGATTTTGTTGCCAAGGCTAATCCGGCTACCGTGCTGGAATTACTGGATGAACTGGAAGCAGCAAAAAAGCGCATTGCAGAACTGAAAGCGCGGGAAATACTGCTCCCGGAACGTAGCAGCATGCTTCATCGAACAGATTTTCACGATGATTACCAAACGGTAATGGCATACAAAGTTTCTGAAGTCATCGATGCAATCCGCGCTACTGGCATTCGCATCAAAGGAGAGTGATATGAGCGCTATAACCAAAGAACGTATCAAATTATTCATTAAAAATCCGCTTGATAACGGACTTACTCGTGGCGAACAAATGGAACTGGCACGAATTGCACTGGCATCACTGGAACGCGAACAGATTCGCCACGAGCATGCCAAATGGTCTGACTCCACATTTGGCTGCGTTGGCCCCATTGGTCCACTGAAACACCTCTCAAAAGAGGCACTGGAAGCCGCAGCCGAACCTGACGATCTCAGCGAGTGGGCTGATATGCAGTTCCTGTTGTGGGATGCACAGCGCCGTGCTGGTATCAGTGATGCTGAAATTACCGCTGCTATGGAAAATAAATTGAAGATCAACATGGAGCGCCAGTGGCCTGAGCCAAAAGATGGTGAGCCTCGCTTGCACATTAAAGAACCCGGCAACTCTCCGGTAACTCCGGATGGTTGGATAAGCTGTAGTGATCGAATGCCGGAAGACACCAAAATGTTACTGGCATTTAGTCAAGGTAAAATCGTGGCCGCATATTGGAACTGGGTTATAAATCCAATTGATTACAAAAAATATAGAGCTTTCACGTATTTATCAGGATATATCTTGGATGACGTAACTCACTGGATGCCGCTACCAGAGCCTCCACTTTGAAAGCGAAGCTTATACATATCTTTTACATCAGCAATCTATTGTTAATCTCCAATCAATGTTACGTTGTCATCTCACTCATGCTTTGGAGGTAGTGATATGTCTTGTCCAAAATGCGGTTCTGGAAATATTGCAAAAGAAAAAACAATGCGTGGATGGTCTGGTGATTATGTGTGCTGCGATTGCGGATACAACGACTCTAAAGACGCATTTGGAGAGCGTGGTAAAAACGAGTTTGTTAAAATTAATAAAGAACGCGAAGGCAACGAAAAAAGCTAATTTATTTATTCATATATGAAAACAATGTAACCAATATTCGAATTGAAGAACTGAAAGAACACCAAGCCGCCTGATGGCGGTTTTTTATTACCTGATTTGCAGGTTCGATTCCCTATTCGGAGATAGCACTCATGCAACACGAACTACAGCCTGATTCACTGGTTGATTTGAAATTCATCATGGCCGATACTGGCTTCGGTAAAACCTTCATCTATGACCGGATTAAGTCCGGCGACCTGCCAAAAGCCAAAGTTATCCACGGGCGAGCAAGATGGTTATATCGTGACCATTGTGAATTCAAAAATAAGCTCTTAAGCCGCGCCAATGGGTAA